TATTCAGGCGACGCACACGACGGAGTTGGCGGTTAACTTTGGCCGTAAGACGAAGAATTTGATTGATAGTGACGAGTACAAGGAGATTTTTCCTGAAGTACAGTTGGCTGCGGACAGTAAGGCTTCGGGCCGTTGGGACACAAGCAAGGGTGGGATGTACTACGCGGTGGGTGTAGGTTCTAACTTGGCGGGTCGTGGTGGAGATTTGGTGATTATTGACGATCCGCACTCTGAGCAAACGGCGATGAGTGTTAGTGGATTTGATGATGCGTGGGATTGGTACACAGGGGGCCCCCGTCAGAGGCTCCAGCCGGGTGGGAGTATTGTGTTGGTGCAGACCCGTTGGTCGGAGAAGGACATGACGGGTCAATTATTGAGGGCGATGGCTAAAGATCCGTTGGCCGATCAGTGGGAAGTCGTGGAATTACCGGCTATTTTTGATGATGGTAAGCCGTGTTGGCCGGAATATTGGAGTTTGGAGGACTTAACGGCGGTAAAAGCGTCGATTCCTCCTAGTAAATGGAACGCGCAGTACCAGCAGAACCCTACGGGTGAGGAAAACGCGATTATTCCACGCGAGTGGTGGAAAAAATGGGAAAAAAAGACGGTTCCTAACTTACAATTTGTGATTCAGAGCTACGATACGGCGTTTACCAAGCGCGAAACGTCGGATTATTCGGCCATTACGACGTGGGGCGTGTTTTATCCTAACGAATCGGGGCAGCCGGGACTTATACTTTTGGATAGCAAGAAGGGTCGATGGGACTTTCCCGAGTTAAAAGAGGTGGCTTTGGACAACTATAAGTTCTGGGACCCCGACACCGTCATTGTTGAGGCGAAGGCGAGTGGTTTGCCCTTGACCCACGAGCTACGGAACATGGGTATACCGGTTGTGAACTTCACACCGAGTAAAGGTAACGATAAGGTATCGCGGGTGCATAGTGTTTCGCCGTTATTTGAGGCGGGAATGGTCTGGGTCCCCGACGAAGTATTCGCGGACGAGTTAATTGAAGAGGTTGCGGCCTTTCCAAATGGCGAATATGACGACTTGGTGGATAGTATGACGCAGGCTTTAATGCGTTATCGACAAGGAAATTTTGTTCAATTACCCACAGATAATTGGGAAAATGATGAAAGTTCTGCTAGAGTACGGGTATATTACTAATCTAGTATAGTTGCGTTCATGTTTTTTAGGAAGGGAAACAATGGCTGAACTTAAAAGTAAAGTAAAAAACTCAAAACCTGCGCCAATGCCCAGAGTAAGCGGCGATAAAAACTTTAAAAGCAATATGCCAAAGATAGAGGGGAACAAAAAAGAAAAAGAATTAATGGAACAGTTTAGAAAACCCGGACGGCTCTCTCAAAAAGAAATAGAGTTACTTAATAAGGAAAGAAAACCAAAAAAAGGGTCTTCCACTGAAAAAAAACTTCCCGACTCGATAAAAAATCAACTAAAAGAGGGAGTTGATTTTATTACAGGTAAGTCAGCGTCTAGAAGAATAGCCTCTGGTGGTGAAGTCAAGAAAATGAAATCAGGAGGCGCGGTCCGTGGCTCACGGAAATCGGCACGTAAGAGTATTGACGGTTGCGCTGTTAGAGGCAAAACACGAGCGGTAAGAAACGTTTAAAGGAGAAAAAATGCCTGAAGCTGACGACAAAGGCGTTGGAAGTTTATTTTTAGATTATCTTAGAGGTGATGTTCCGTCTCAAGGGGATATTAGGTATTCCGCCGGATTATATGACCATTACGGTGATGATGATGCGGATAGACCGTACTCTCAAGATTTGTATGGGGATAATCCTGATTTTATAGACAGGCTTCGCGCTAGAGGTTACGCTTTCAGCGAAGATGGCCGACCTAGAAGGGATCTTCCTACCGTTCAAGAATTAATAGATGCTCGTGCTCATGTGTTAGGTCCTGCGCTATACGTCTCACAAGGTTACGCTCCCGGCGCGGTAAGCTTTTTAGGTACCGCTAAAGAAGTTCTTAATACAGTAGGCGGATCAAGTTTTGGGGACTTCAGCATGGACGCACGGAATAACCGTGTAGGCGTAGAATTAGGCAAACAGTTAGGTAGAGATGTTACTCCTCAAGAAGTGGCTAAGGCTGCCGATGATCTTATTCTTAATCAACTGGATCAGGTTATTTCCAGAACAGCAGATCAACAACAAGCACCTGCCGGAGCTCCTGAAGAAGCTCCTTATAATTATTATTCTCCAGAAAAGGGACCCGATATTTATTTTCCAAGATACCCCGATGGAACCTTTAACGTCCGTATGGGCGGGGGCTAACGCGTAAGGATACATTAAATGACTGAAGCTAAAAAAGGATTTGGAACCTTCATGGAAAATGCGGTTCCTTCGCAACTTGACGAAGCGGATTTGGATGCCGAACTAGAGCTAGAGCTCCCCGGCTCACGGAACACGGTCCAAGCGATGATTGAAGCAGAAGACGTTGGACAAATTGAGATTGAACAAGACAACGACGGGAGCGTTACAATTGATTTTGAGCCGATGGAGGCGCGTGAAGGCGGCGGGGATTTTTACGATAATCTTGCTGAGGATATTCCAGCTAGAGAGTTACAACGCATTGCCGGTGAGTTACTGGGAGAATTTGATGCGAACAAGGCTAGTCGTCAAGAGTGGGAAGAGGCGTATGCCAACGGTTTAGAATTACTTGGTTTTTCTTATGAGGAACGAACGCAACCGTTCCAAGGCGCGTCGTCCGTGACGCATCCTTTATTGGCAGAGGCCGCGACGCAATTTCAGGCGCAAGCGTTTAACGAACTGTTACCCGCGTCGGGTCCTGTTCGTACAGTGGTCATGGGCAAAGAGACGCGAGACAAAGTTGATCAAGCCAAGCGCGTAAAGAATTTTATGAATTACTACATCACGAATGTGATGGAGGATTACACGCCGGACATGGACCAGATGTTATTTTATTTGCCATTGGCGGGTTCTACGTTTAAGAAGACTTATTTTGATGAAACAATGGGTCGTGCGGTATCTAAGTTTGTACCGGCGGAGAATTTGGTCGTACCGTATGAGACGGCTGATTTAGACACTTGCCCCAATATCACGCAAGTTTTCAGGATGAGTCTTAATGATTTACGGAAGAAACAGATTGCTGGTTTTTATAGGGATATAAATGTTATTCCCGCGCAGTCAGAAGTTAGCGGCGTAACCGAAGAGATAAACAAGATTGATGGTGTAGAGCCCTCTCAGATTGATTACGACTGTACGTTATTAGAGTGTCACGTTGATTTAGATTTAGAAGGATACGAAGAGGTTGGAGAAGATGGAGAACCTACTGGAATCAAGGTTCCTTACATTGTTACCATTTCTGAAGACAATGGTGAAGTTTTAGCTATTAGACGTAATTATCGGGAAGACGATGAGTTAAAGAAAAAGATTCAATACTTTACTCATTTTAAGTTTTTACCGGGTTTTGGTTTTTACGGCTTAGGCTTAATACACACCATTGGCGGTTTGTCACGGACGGCTACTGCTGCGTTGAGACAATTGATCGATGCTGGTACTTTGTCCAATCTGCCTGCTGGTTTCAAAGCCAGAGGACTTCGTATCAGGGACGACGATGATCCACTCCAGCCTGGTGAATTTAGAGATGTGGATGCTCCGGGCGGTGCCATCCGTGACTCCCTCATGCCCTTACCGTTTAAAGGGCCGGATTCGACGTTATTTCAATTATTAGGTTTTGTAGTTCAAGCGGGTCAGCGCTTTGCCACCATTACTGATATGAAAGTGGGTGACGGTAATCAAAATGCTGCGGTAGGAACTACGATTGCGATGTTGGAGCAAGGCTCTCGTGTGATGAGCGCTGTTCACAAACGATTACATTATGGGATGAGGCAAGAGTTTAAGATTCTGTCTCGTGTAATGAGTGAAAGCTTACCGCAGGAATATCCCTACTCTGTTCAGGGCGCAGATGCAAGTGTTATGCGTGAGGATTTTGATGATAGAGTAGACGTAATTCCGGTAAGCAATCCGAACGTTTTCAGTCAGGCGCAACGTATTGTTCTAGCGCAAACAAAATTACAATTGGCGGGTGCTGCACCGGAATTGCACAACATGCACGAAGTTTATCGTGACATGTACGAAGCGTTAGGTGTGACCGATACGGACCGGATTATGAAGTCGGTTCCTGAAGAGGAACCTATCCCTATTGATCCGGCACAGGAAAACATTGACTCTCTAGACATGCTTCCTTTGAAAGCTTTTGAAGGACAGAATCATCAAGCGCACATTACGGCACACTTAGTCTTTGGGTCTAGTCCAATGGTGTCCGCTTTGCCTCCGGTAGCAATGTCTTTACAAAAACACGTAATGGAGCATGTAAAGATTGCGGCACAAGAACAAGCCATGACGGCTTACTCTCAACAAAGGGCGCAGTCAGGACAAGCGGTTTCTCCTGAAGAAGAAATGCTTCAGATGGAGCAGTTGGTAGCTCAATTTGTCGCAGAGGGCATGCAGCAAGTTAAACAGTTGTCTGGTCAGCTATCTGGAGCAGGTCAGCCTGATCCGTTGGTCAAGTTAAAAGAAGCTGAATTACAGCTAAAAGCTCAGGCGGAACAGAACGATGCTCAGTTAGATGCTCAAAAGCTTAATTTGGATGCTCAAGCTATGCAGAACAGGAAAGATCAATTTGAACAGCGTCTTGCATCACAAGAAGCTCAAACTGCTGCTAGAATACAATCTGCGATGGAACGTGAGTTACTTAAACAAAGGTCACGGTAATGGAAAGTTTTATGGACTTTTGGCCGGTAATATCCGGCCTCATAGCTGTAGCAGCTATTGGTGTGGCCTTTAGAGCGGAAATAACTGTTCGCGTTAAAATATTAGAAGAGAAGGTAAAAACAATTTTTGAGATTCTTAATAAGATGAAATGAAAAATTTTGACATACCCAAAGCTTTAGCTAGTTTAGTACCAGTTTTATTGGCTGCGATGTGGTGGGTCATTTCGTCTATAGGTCAAATACAATCGGATATTCAACTCATACGCGCTAATCAGATGCAATTAATCAGCCCTAGTGGCGAGATTGTTCCTTCGCCCGGAAATGCTTTTGCGAGGCAAGAGTTAAAAGAAGAAATGCTAGAACACATACATGACTTAAAAGTCAGAGTTAAGTTATTAGAGGAAAGAGGAAGATAACCATGATAAGTTCGCTAAAACAAATGATCCCGCAAATGGTAGCGAGTGGTCAATTTAAGCAAGCAGACACTCCAGCTAGAGCCCCCGGAGGAGGAATGGCTCCTGTGGTTCAAGCTAGGGCGGTAGGACCCCTGCAAGGTTCTGGAGTAGCTGTTGCCTCTCCTGCGGGAGCTCCGGCTGTTGCAGAAGGTGGAGGTTTTAATTCAGGTTTGATGTCTTTGTTAGCTGATCCTGCAATAAGGGCACGACTTAATTTATCCTCTCCGGCGCAAAAGGTTGAATCGATGGGTCCTGAAAAGCAAACAGTAGCCCCTCTTCCGTCGCCTCCTGTTCAGAATACCCTTAATCAAAATTTTTTAAGAAGCCCAGAATATCAAACTGCTTACAATAGTTATTTAAATAGACTCTCTAATCCACCACAGGTCATTAGTCCATATCAAGCTTTTGTAAATGCCCGAATGGAAAGAGAAGAGTCTGAAAACAGACCTTACGTTAATCCTTTTAGGAGACCAGCATGAAATCAAAAGTAAAATACACCGGTTCTGCCCCAAAAAATCCACCAAAAGCAGTGGAGTATGCGGATGTTAAAGATCAAGGTCGTGTGCCTTACGGGAAAACAGCAGTTCCCCCTATGGCAGGTGACACTCCAAAGCGTATGACTATGCGTGGAGCGGGAGCCGCGATCAAAGGTACGAAGTTTACTGGATATTAATATGCCTTTACAAAAAGGTAAAAGTGATAAAACGGTCAGCGCTAACATAAAAAAACTTATGGAAGAGGGCTATAAGCAAAAGCAAGCCATCGCTATAGCTTTATCTGAAGCAGGTCGTTCTAGTTCAAAACATAGTAAAAAATCAGCCTAATAGGAGGCTTATATGATTTTCAGAGCAATAGACAAACTGATGCAAAAAGTTATGGATCTTGTTCTTTGGGTAGTTGAAACCATACAAGATTTAGTAATATGGTGTTACGACAAAGTAAAAAGGTTAGTTATTTGGGTTCTAGCAAAGCTAGGTATTGATATCTGTAAGTGTGATAAATAGGGGGCTACATGGCGCTACTAAATGCACTTATCGGGCCAGTATCAGGGCTACTAGATAAATTTGTTGAAGATAAAGATCAGAAAGCGAAACTAGCTCATGAAATTTCAACCATGGCAGATCGGCATGCACAGGAACTTGCCCTTGCACAAGTTGAAGTCAATAAAGCGGAAGCAGCTAGTAACTCTGTCTGGAAAGGGGGTTGGAGACCTTTTGTGGGCTGGGTTTGCGGCGCTGCCTTTGCTTATCATTTTGTGCTCCAGCCTTTGGCTATTTTTGGTCTCGCTGCCTATGGTATGGAAGTACCTCCTTTACCAAATTTCGACATGGGGCAGTTAATGACTGTGTTGATGGGTATGCTAGGACTTGGAGGCTTGCGTAGCTTTGAGAAGTACAAACATGTGGCGAAGTAATGGCAAGGGTTAAATTGGGGGTTGGTGATAAAATCCCCAGAGTTCACTTTAAGAAAAAAACGTCTGTCGGAAGTTCTGTTAACTCTAGGCCGCGAAATAAGCATGACAAGCGTAATTTTAAAAAATATCGAGGACAGGGCCGATGAGCTTTAAACTTTCTCAAAGAAGTTTAGATCGTTTGGAGGGAGTGGATGTTTCTTTGGTGGATGTCGTAAAAAGAGCGATAACCCTTACCGAAGTAGACTTTGGGGTAAGTGAAGGGTTACGAAGTATAGAGCGTCAAAAAGCATTAATAGAAAAAGGCGCTAGTCAGACTATGAAAAGTAAACACATAAGCGGAAAAGCAGTAGACCTAGTAGCTTATATAGGCCCTCGTGTTAGTTGGGAATTAAAAGTTTATGATGACATAGCAGATGCGATGCGGCAAGCTGCCAAAGAGTTGGAGGTCACTTTGCGTTGGGGCGCGGCATGGCACAGGAATCTTACTGACTCAGATTTGTCCGCAGAAGAGTTAATGAATGAGTACGTAGACTTACGCCGTTCACAGAATCGTAGACCTTTTATAGACGCTCCTCATTTTGAACTTGCATAAAAACTAGCATACTCTGTATAAGATATGCTAAGATAATCTACGACATTATTAGACAATATGCGAGGAGCGATGGATGAGATATACGTAGCGGAAGCAGTATTTAGGATTATTCGTGAACGACGCACCGGAATTGTAGATTTATTGCAGTACGGTAACGTAAAATCAATGGAGCAATATCGTGAACTTATGGGAAACTTAGATTCCCTTAATCACGTGGAACAGGAACTCAAGGGCCTGCTAGAAAAACAGGAGCAATCTGATGACTGAAGAAGTAACAAAGAAAAAGCCTAATTTGGCTGAAGCTTATGTAGACAAGCCTGTACTAAATCCCGAATTAATATCTGCCCCCTTATTGGAACGACTACCGCAACCTACAGGATGGCGTGTTTTAATTCTCCCTTATAAAGGTAAAGCTAAGACAGAAAGTGGCATTTTTTTGCCAGACGAGGTTCAAGACAAAAAGCAAATTTCCACCCAAGTAGGGTATGTCTTGAAATTAGGTCCTTTAGCTTACCAAGATAAAGAAAAGTTTCCGTCAGGGCCTTGGTGCCAAGAAAAGCAGTGGGTAATGTTTGCCCGTTATGCTGGTTCTAGGTTTCAAATAGACGGAGGGGAGGTAAGAATTTTAAATGATGACGAAATTCTTGCTTCTATTCTTGATCCTGAAGATATTCACCACTTATAAGGAATAAACAATGGCCGAAGCAGAAGCTAGTTACGAAATAGAAGAGGGGGCCGATACTGAGGTAGAGGTCCCTGAAACAGAAGAAACAGAAAAAGATGTATCTTTACAAGTAGATGACGAAAATACTTCTGAAGATCAGTTTAAAAAAGCTGAATCTGCCACTCAGAAAAGAATAGATCGTCTGACTAAAAAAATGCGGGAGGCGGAACGTCGGGAGCAAGAGGCTATTAATTATGCTCGTAACGTACAAACAGAGTCCGAACAGTTAAAACAACGTATGAATAACTTAGATAACAGCTATGTTTCTGAGTTTAGTACGCGAGTTACCGCTCAAATGGACCAAGCTGAGGCTGATTTATCGCGAGCTATGGAGCTTGGAGATACCAAAGCGGCGGTAGAGGCACAGCGCAAAATAACCGCTTTAGCTATTCAAGCCGACCGAGCGCAGCAGGCAAAAGCGCAACAAGCTCAATATATAGAGCAAGTCCAGCAACAACAAGCCGCTCAAGGACAACAAGCGCCTCAAACCCAACAACCTAGAAGACCAGATCCTAAAGCCGAGGATTGGGCCACCAGAAATAAATGGTTTGGAGAGGATCAAGCTATGACGTATGCGGTTTTTGGCATACATAAAAAATTAGTTGAAGAAGAAAAGTTTGACCCCCAAAGTGATGAGTACTATACTGAACTAGATCGACGAATGTCGGAGGAGTTTCCGCATAAGTTGAAAGGTAAAAGTAAACGTCCCGCCCAGACGGTTGCTTCTGCATCTAGAACAAGCTCAACTGGGCGCAGTGGGAAAAAGGTTAGACTCACCCCTAGCCAAGTCGCAATAGCGAAAAAATTGGGTGTGCCACTTGAAGAATACGCGAAATACGTGAAGGAGTGATAAAGATGACTGAACAAACTAAGATCGATAGAGCCCCTCGCGCAACTAAAACTAGGGAGAAACAAGCCGTGCGTAAACCTTGGGCTCCCCCCTCTGTATTAGATGCACCACCTGCACCTGACGGTTATACGCATCGTTGGATTCGAGCGGAAACGCGAGGATTCGATGATCAAAAAAACGTCAGTTCAAAATTAAGGGAAGGTTGGGAATTGGTTCGTAAAGATGAATATCCTGACTTTGAAGGCCCTGTAATAGAATCAGGTAAATATTCCGGTGTGTTTGGACAGGGTGGTTTAATTCTCGCAAGAATGCCATTGGAAACTGTTGCTGAAAGAACTGAACACTTTAGAAGACGAAGTCAAGATCAGATGGATGCGGTAGACCATGACATGATGCGCGAGAACTCACATTCGACTATGACGATTAATAAACCTGATCGTCAATCTCGTGTAACTTTTGGTGGTCCGAAAAAATAATTAAGGACTGCCCCTTTTAGGAGAAAAACTTATGGCAAATGCAACAACCGCCTATGGTCTTCGTCCTATCGGGATGGTTGGAAGTGGTCCAAACTCTACTGGTGTAACAGAGTATGAGATTGCTTCGAACAATACCAATGCTATTTATCAGTATTCTATCTGTGTGCCTCTTGCCGCAGGTGTTATTGATCAAGCAGGTGCCACAGATGGTGGAACCACGCAAGCATTGGGTGTCCTAATGGGCGTTCAATACCATGACTCTGTACAGAAAAAACCTGTATGGATAAACTATTGGCCTGGTTCGGGCTCTGTTAGCGTTGATACTAACTATCCAGTTAAAGCCTTCGTAGCAGATAACCCTAACCAACTTTTCAAGGTAGCTTCAGACGCTTCGCTAACAGACCGTGCAACGGCTCTGACAGCAGTGTTTGCTAACGCTTCTCTTGGAACCTCCGCACGAACTGGAAGCTCCGACACAGGTGTTGCCAGTGGTGCTCTTGGCGTGTCTACTATCGCAACAACAGCTACATTACCACTTAGAATCGTTGGTATTATGGACGATGAAGCAAACAGTGATTACACTGCTGCGGGTATTCCGCTTATTGTTCGATTGAACGCACATTTCAACGCCGGAACCCGTAGGTTTGATTCACAAACCACTGCGGATTCTACCGGTATTTAAGGAGGGTTAAAACATGGCTATTTCTCGCGCACAACTGGCGAAAGAGCTAGAACCCGGCCTTAATGCCTTGTTCGGGCTCGAATATAACCGTTACGAAAATGAGCATGCTGAAATCTTTGAAGAAGAGTCTTCTGACAGAGCTTTTGAAGAAGAAGTAATGCTTGCTGGCTTTTCTACAGCACCTGTTAAAAACGAAGGCAATGCCATTAGTTTTGACGATGCACAGGAAACGTTTACAGCTCGTTACACACACGACACAATCGCGCTTGCTTTCTCGATTACAGAAGAGGCTGTCGAAGACAACCTTTATGATCGACTTGCTTCGCGATACACAAAGGCTCTTGCACGTTCAATGGCCCAGACAAAGCAAATCAAGGCGGCTGCTATCTTGAACAATGCGTTCAATACAGCCAACCCTGTAGGTGATGGAGCAGCTCTTTGTTCTTCATCTCACCCAAGCCTTTCTGGTAACCAGCGTAACGTATTGTCAACAGCGTCTGACCTCAACGAGACTTCTCTTGAGCAGATGCTTATTGACATTGCAGGTCTTACCGATGAGCGTGGTCTAAAGATCGCTGTTCGTGGTACAAAGTTGATTATCCCTAAAGAACTGCAATTTATTGCAGAGCGGGTTATTAACTCAAACCTACGTTCAGGAACTGCGGACAACGACAACAACGCAATGAAGAATATGGGAATGCTTCCTGAAGGTGCAGTGGTAAACCACTTCCTAACGGATACAGACGCTTTCTTTGTTAAGACAGACGCACCTAACGGCTTCAA